TGTTAAAGTTAAAGATTGTTTTGTTAGAATACATTATGAAGATAACAGACGTAAAGGAAGAAGTTGGGACATAGAACTTAAAAATAATATGTTTATAATGTTTCCATCAACGAACATGTATTACATAACTAATAATCAAAAAGATAGTTTGAATTTTGTACAGACTATAACCTATGAATATAGCTAATTATTATTGGTATTTTAAATCAGCAATACCTCCAAAAATCTGTGATGACATTATAAAATATGGGTTAACACAAGCAGAAACTATGGCAAGAACAGGGGGTTATGGGGATAAAGAATTAACTAAAGATCAAGTTAGAGATATGAAAAAAAAAAGAAACTCTGATCTAGTTTGGTTAAATGATACTTGGATTTATAAAGAGTTACATCCTTATATACACAAAGCCAATAAAGCTGCTGGTTGGAATTTTGATTGGGATAGAAGTGAGTCTTGTCAGTTTACAAAATATAAACTCAATCAATATTATGATTGGCATTGTGATGGTTGGGATAAACCTTATGAAAAAGAAGGACTCAATCACGGTAAAATTCGAAAACTATCCATGACTTGTCAGTTAACTGATGGTTCAGAATATGAAGGTGGAGAACTAGAATTTGATTTTAGAAACTATGATCCACATATGAGAGAAGAAGCTAAACATTTAAAACAAGCAAAAGAAATACTTTCTAAAGGATCCATCATTGTGTTTCCATCATTTGTATGGCATAGAGTTAAACCTGTAACGAAAGGAACGAGATATTCATTGGTAATGTGGAACCTTGGATACCCATTTAAATAATATGCATATAAATAATTACTTTAACACAACAATTTGGTCCGAACAAAAACCAGAGTTTATAAAATCTTTAACTAAAGCTTCTGACAAATATATTAAAGCTGCTAAAAATTCTCCTGAAGCTAAAAAATATATTAAACAATTTGGAGACTTTGGAAGAAGTTATCATTCAACTCCATTAACAGTTGACAACGATTTTAGAGACTTTAGAGATTACATTGGTCAAAAGTCTTGGGAATATTTAGATCATCAAGGTTATGATATGGAACAATACACAACACTATTTAGTGAAATGTGGGTACAAGAGTTTGCTAAAAAAGGTGGACATCATTCAGCACACGTACATTGGAACCAACACGTGTCAGGTTTTTACTTTTTAAAAGCAAGTGAGAAAACATCAATGCCAATATTTCACGAACCAAGAACAGGTGCTAGATCCACAAAATTAAAAATGAAAACTAATATAAAAGGAATTCTTAATGGAAATGATCTTATTCATTTTAGGCCTCAACCAGGAACTTTAATTATTTTTCCTGGATATTTAGAACATGAGTTTTCAATAGACTTTGGAATAGAACCCTTTAGATTTATACATTGGAATATTCAAGCAGTACCGAAAGAGATAGTTAAAGATGTCGTTTAAAAAAAATAAATACATAATTATAAAAAAAGCTATTGATAAAGATTTAGCTTTATTTTTATACAATTACTTTCTTATGAAAAGACAAGTTTTTGATACTTGTCTTAGTGCTAGATTTATATCTCCTTATGAAATATTATTAGGTGAGTATGAAGGAGCTGATAGTCAAATCCCACATACCTATTCAAACTATTCTGACATAGCTATGGAAACTTTAATGTTAAAGTGCCAACCTATTATGGAAAAAACTACAGGATTAAAACTATATCCGTCTTATACTTATGCAAGAATTTATAAAAAGGGGGATGAACTTAAAAGACATAAAGATAGATTTAGTTGTGAGGTTTCTACAACTATGAATTTAGGTGGTAATGATTGGACTATTTATTTAGAGCCATCAGGAAAAGTTGGCAAAAAAGGTATTAAAGTAAATTTAAAACCAGGTGATATGTTAGTTTATTCTGGTTGTGAACTGGAGCATTGGCGAGAAAAGTTTAAAGGTAAAGAATGTGCTCAAGTATTTCTTCACTATAACAACAGAAAAACTCCAGGGTCTAAAGACAATATGTTTGACAAGCGTCCACATTTGGGTCTTCCTTCCTGGTTTAGAAAATAGTATAATAATGAAAGATTTATTTTTAGGTGTAAAACAATGCAAGCCATGTATTACTTTAAAAGAAAAAACTAAATTAATTAAAAAAATAAATAATCTTCCTTATTCAAATTTACAAAAACCTAGTTATCAAAAAAATATATATAATAAAAATTATAAAAAAATAATTTATAATAAAATTAATTCAAATATATTTGAACTTTTTGAAGAGGCTTGTTGTAGTTATTTAAATCACAAACCAAAAAACATTAATGTCAAATCATGGGTACATGAAACGTGGGATAATGCTAGTAAAAAAGCAAACGTAGGTCATAGCCATAATAGCTCTAATCAATTTGCATTAAGTGGTATTTTTTATTTACACTTGCCTAAAAAATCAGAAACTACATTTTTTTATTGTGAAGATAAGAAATTTTCTTTACCCAAAAAAGAATTATCATGGTTTATATTTAAATCCGATCTTTATCACGAACCTGGAAGATGCTTTGAAACAGACAAAAGGTACTGTATATCAGCAGATTTTTGGATAGCAGATAAAGACAAAGTTTTTGGTTGATCTATAAACGTCTACATTTAGGTCTTTCTAACTGGTTTAAACGGTGATATATACTTTATGATGAAGGCAGTAATCCACCATACCTACTGCCTTCTTTATAAGGATTTTATATGTTACAAAAACTAGGGTTTGCTCCAGGATATAATAAACAAGTTACTGAACTAGGTGCCGAAGGGCAGTGGTTTGACGGTAATAATGTTAGGTTTAGATACGGTTCACCAGAAAAAATAGGCGGCTGGGATCAATTAGGTTCAGATAAACTAACAGGTGCTGGACGAGCTTTACACCATTTTGATAATAATGCAGGAGTTAAGTATGCAATAATTGGTACAAACAGAATGTTATATGCTTATTCTGGGGGGTTATTTTATGACATTACTCCAATAAGAACAACAATTGGTAGTATTAATTTTACATCTTCTTCAGGATCACCAACAGTGACAGTTACATTCCCGTCTCCTCATGGTATGGTAGAAAATGATATTATATTATTCAATGATGTTAGCGGGGTTACTGCAGTAGGTTCTACTTTTAATGATGCTTCTTTTGAAGACAAAAAATTTATGGCAACATCCGTGCCAACATCTACAACAATTACAATTACAATGGCCGCTAATGAAACAGGAACTCAATTAAGTAATTCTGGAGATGGTAAAGGTGCTGCTTTTTATCATGTAGGTCCTTCTCAACAATTAGGTGGGTTCGGTTGGGGTACGGCAAACTTTGGTGGAACTACATCTGGTATTGCAACTACTACATTAGCAACAGCTTTAACAAACACAACTACAACAGATATTGTTATTACAAACTCAACAGCGTTTCCTGATTCTGGAGAAATTAGAATTGGTACAGAGGACATTAGTTATACAAACAATGACCAGGCAACAGGGACCTTAAGCGGAGGAGCCAGAGGTGTTAATGGAACTACAAAAGCTTTACATAGTGGCGGAGTAACAGTAAGTAATATTAGTGCTTTTGTTGCATGGGGTGAATCATCAACAGATGATGTAACTCTTAACCCTGGTTTATGGGTTCTAGATAATTTTGGTACAAAATTAATTGCACTTATTTATAATGGTCAATGTTTTGAATGGGATGCACAACTAGCAAATGCTACTTCAATTAGAGCAACGATTATACCAAATGCCCCTACTGCATCTAGACATGTATTAGTATCTACACCAGATAGACACCTGGTATTTTTTGGAACAGAAACAACTCTTGGAGATCAAACAACTCAAGATGATATGTTTATAAGATTTTCTTCTCAAGAGAGTATTGATCAAACAGATTCATATACAGTTACCGCAGAAAATACTGCTGGTACACAAAGACTTGCTGCAGGTTCTAAAATTATGGGAGCTATTAAAGGTAGAGATGCAATTTACGTTTGGACTGATACGTCGTTGTTCTTAATGCAATTCGTGGGTCAACCCTTTACTTTCTCATTTCAACAAGTGGGAACCAATTGTGGGTTGATTGGTAAAAATGCTTGTGTTGAAGTTGATGGTGTTGCTTATTGGATGTCAGAAAATGGCTTCTTTACTTACGATGGTCAATTAAAATCTATGCCTTGTTTTGTTGAAGATTATGTTTATGATAATTTAAATACTACATCACGAGATTTAATTAACTGTGGACTAAACAATTTGTTTACAGAAGTAAATTGGTTTTATTGTACTGATGGGGTTAATCAAATTGACAGAGCAGTCACCTATAATTATTTAGAATCAAGTGCTAAGAGACCGGTATGGACTGTAAGTTCTACAACAACAGAAACTAATTCTGCTGGGGCCGCTACAAAAATAGGTTTACCAAGAGCTTCTTGGGCAGACTCTGCTGTATTTAAAAACCCACATGCAAACTATTACGATCCTGATAGTAATGCTTCTTATGATGTACAAGGCAACACTGATGGCTGTACAATTTACTATGAGCATGAAACAGGAACTGATCAAATTGATGCCGGAGGTGTGGTTACTCCATTAAAAGGAATTATTAAATCAGGTGAATTTGATATTACACAGAAAAGATCTTCTTCAGGGCAATCAATTGGTATGCCCGACATTAGAGGCGATGGTGAATTTATTGCAAAAATTAGTCGTATTATTCCAGATTTTATTGAACAAGTAGG